CAGTACAAGACGCTGGAAGCCGTGGTAACCGCATTGACCCCCGCCATGGAGATGTTGTCGCCAAGAAGCTGGACACCCCAAATATACGGAGGGCCAAGATATTGAAGCGAGTAAATTGCCGAGTCCGTGAAGACTGCGATCTCCTGACGGCTTTGCACATAGGTGCGAATCTCAGAGCCGTGCGACAGGCGCACACCGCCCGCTTGGTTGTTGGCCGCAGGGGTCCAGTTGACTGCCGATTCTTGATCCGACCAGCGGATCAGCATGGGGTCAATCTCTGTCTCACCGATAGCGTTGCATCCAAAGGCAATCACAAACCGGCTGACATCCGAGACAATCATGTTGTTCACCACTGTCGGCACATCCGATGCGCCAGACAGACTGGTAAGCGGTATGCCGCGCACGGAAATAGTGTGCGTTCCAGACTGCGTTCCAGTAGTGGTAATTGCGGTCCCGCCAGAAGTGGCTGCCAAATTGAATGTCGTGCCCGTGGAGTTCACCACGTAGTAGACAGTACCGGCGGTGAGCCCGGTAGGTAGCGCTCCAGTTGTTTCCAAGACAACAGCCGTGTTATCCAGTAGTGGGGAACCCAGATATGTCACCACCCCCGGGGATGCGATGGTTACTGTAAATGCCTGCGCAAGAATTCCAAGCAGGGCGTTCCAGTAATAAAGCTCGCCGCCTCGGTAGCCATAGATCAGGTCTTCACCAAAGTTACTCTGATACCAAAGGCGAGCGCCTTGCGTGCTGGATGTTCCAATGCCCCACGCGCCCGATCCCCATGCTCCCGCGCCCCAGCCAGTTAGCGGTGTCGGCGTTGCGTTGCCAACCGGGATTTCATACGTGGCGTTGACGCTAGTACCACCCCCTCCAGTATCGTACGCAGTGGCAGCGACAGAAGTGGTAATGGTGTAGGTGTTGGCGGTGAGGACCGTGACTTGGAAGTTCTGGTTTAACACAGCAGCGGTGATGCCCTGATTAACCTCCAGCGAGAAAGTGCCAGAACCCGCCGTGGTTGTGGTGATGGCCGCACCGCCTATGTTGTTGGTGAAGCTGACTGTGGTGCCAGACACCACAAGGATGTAATAGACCACCCCAGCGGTCAACCCTGCTGGCAGTGAGCCACCAGAAGAGACAGACAAAACCACCGGCGTGTTGGTAGCCAGCGCGGAAGTCAAAACAAAATCAGTGGCCGTGGAGCGTGTAAACGTCTGATAGCTAAGACCCAACGCACCGGCGAAGGTAACAAAGTCCCCCGTGGTGCAGCCGTGTGCGGTGTCCGTGACGGTGACGGTTGTAGAACTTGTGGTGGCTGCAAAGGGGTTGCTAAGCGCCCCGGAGTTTGCCCGGATGGGGGTGATGTCGTTGTAAGCGCCACCCTGTTCAATGTAGAACTTGAGGTTTGTGCCGACCCCCGTCACCACCGATGGGTTGCTGATTAACGACCATGTCCACAAGGACCGGCATACGCCCTCAAATGTGTAAGCAGAAATCTGCTCCCAGCCGCCAACCTTCTCGGGTGTACCCTGACGAAACCGTACCTTGTCGCACGAGTACCAACCGCCTTCGTTGGTGTAGCGGGTGTTTTCCCGGTTTACACCGGGTTTGAGAAGAATCTTTTGGAGCGGCATGGGTGCGTCCTTACGCCGCAGACTCGGTCATCTTGGCGGCAGTGACTTGGACCTCTTGGACCCGGCGACCCCACCCCTTGCCAAAAGTGTTCCAAGTTGAGAGGGACCGCAGAAACTCCAAGCGGGTTTGCTGGTATTTTTCCACAATATCGTCCGCAGGCATAGCCGCCACCTTGCCCAGCGTGCCGGGGCCGATCATTCCGTCTGGAATCGCTCCCACGGTTTGCTGTAGCCACTTGGCCGCCCGGCCCGGACCAGAGTTAATAGCAGCATCAAACACCGCGTAGTCCACCCCGGCAGGGAGATCGTCGCCCTTGATCTTGTCCCAGTACTTGGCCTTGTACATGGGGGCAACAATCTCCGGGGTCAGCCCCCGCATGGTTTTCTCGTCCACCTCATGGCCGACCCATTCTTCCCAGACGCGCTTGGTGACACCCAGATTGGTCATGCCGCCGGGGTCAGACGGATGATTACTGTAGCCACCTTCATGGTGGAGGATGGCCTCAAGAGCGGATTCAAAGTTCTCTTTCATTTGATTGCCGGTGCCTTAGAAAGAAGATCGGTCTTGGCCTGCGAGCCTGCGCTGGAGCCGAAATAGTAGGCGATGATGCCTGTCCATGCGGTGCCGAGAGAGCCCAGCATCATCAGGATGGCGGGATTGTTGGAGTCCACCTTGCCCAGCAGCATCATCACAAGGATGCCGAAGAACCCGACGGTGACAATTGCAGCCAGCGCCGGGGGCACGATAGAGCGGGTAGCGGCCTGCATCTCCCGGGCGGATTTGCGGTCTTCTACAGACAGCTTCTCAAAGTTCAGGCCAAGCTCTTGCGCCTGTTTCTGAAGCTCAATTTCGGCGATCTTGACCTGCGCAATCTGCTCGGCAGTTAGCTTGTTGTTGGAGATCATGTCTCCGACCTTCTCCGGCTCCACGCCGATGGCTTTGGAGATTGCAGAGACAGCCATACCGGCCAAGGGCCCACCCATCGCAGTAGCGATAGTGGGGGCGATCTGTTTAAGCCATTCCATTACTGTTTGCTCCTTGAAAGCATGGTTGCTGCGATCTGCAAAAGAACACGGTACGCATCTACATCCGGGGGCTCCTCTTTCCAGCCTACCGTGATCTGGCCTATAAATTTACCCTGCTCGGGCGGGACGCTGACTCGGCAGCCGTAGACCACGCCCTTTTCGATATACCACAAGCCAATCTCGGACTGGGCGGTCTTGTACGCGCTACACGGGACCTCTCCTCCCATCAGAGCCACAACATCTCGGTTATTGGATGTATTGGCTGTAAACAGGCCAACATCTAGTCCCTCATGCGTCTTATCTCGTCCGTCTTTGGTGTAGGCCCGGTACAGGACACGAGTTCCAAAGATCGGGTTCACTTTAAAGATCGCTACCACCACGGCACCTGTGTTTTTAAACAGATGCGCGGCCACGTCCTCTACCCGGTCCTCGGCAATCGTGGGCAGCTTTTTCTGCTCCTTGTAGGCACCGATCAGAAACTCTTGGTTCTGCCAGACAAAGTACCCCACGAACGCAAAGACAGCCATCAGCACGATGGCAAACAATTTAAACGGAGAGTCCACATACCCGAGGACCTTGTCGATCAGGCTGTTGTGGTTGATCTTCTCGTCGCTCATACCTGCATGATGATGTAAACGAAACCAATGAGGAAAGCAACAAACCCAACGGTGATGCAGGTGTACAAGATGAACATTGCTGTTTCCTGCCTGCGCTTTAGCTTCGCCGCCTTCTCCTCTGCTTCTCTTTTCTTCCTAGCCCTTTGAATCTCCATATGCTTCTGGAGAAACAGAGTCCACAACTCGGGGTAGCCGCCATAGACTAACTGGTGCTTCAAGTGCTCCATGTCCTCACGCAGCTTGTTTTGCTGCATGACGATCTCCATCGCCTGCGCTGCGTCTGACTTCCCGGCGTTGGCATCGTTCGCTGCCTTGTTGATAACGTCGGCTGATTCAAAAAGCGCCGAGAACTCCTTGATGCAGCCGGTAATGTCCTTTCCCAGCTTGAGCGCCTTCTGGATGCCCGCCACCGCAGCTTGCGCAGTGGCAAATGCGGTGATTGGGTCGATCATGATCAGACGGAGGCAAAGACATTCACAAACACCGTACCGTCTTCAAGCGCTTCAATCTCATGCCATTCGCTGCCCACAAGATTCACGGGCTGAGTGTCCTTGGTCATCTCCAGCTCCCGACCTTCCTTGCGGATGATGCAACGCCCGGCGGTGCAAATGGTCAGATGAGAGTACAGGTGCTCATGGCGCGGTAACCCCTGCCCAGCGTCGGCATGGTAGACGTTAAGTGTCGTCCCATTCTGCGTGACGGTGAAGCGGGGGGCGACTTGGATCACAGCGTCTGCGCTCCAGATACAGCAGGTTGCGTCGGGGTAACAGGCTGAGGATCGTTTGTGACGAGGTAAGTCCCGTCCCATGTAAACCCAATCGACCCTTGACCCATCTGGACGCCAAGACTCCAAGTCTTAGACACGGGATCGTACTCCCACATTTTTGCGGGGGTAGTGGCTTGCACCAGCATCAAGTGGCTTGGGGGTGGAGTCCATGTATCAGGATTGCCATCCCACATCACCACG